ATTGTGGAGAATTTAGATGTGTACAATAACATTGAGGAATGGCTTGGTTTTAATTATAAGGATTATGTGACAAGCATTGAGAAGTTTATTAAAAAAGATAAATATGAAATGATTTTAGCATCAAGTGAGTTAGAAGAAGCTGCAGGTAAGTTGACAGAAGGGCAAGTTGACAAGTTTAAAGAGGTTTTGGCAAATGGGTTTGTTAATGGGAAAAGTATTAAGCAAATGGTTGCTGAGGTGAATAAGAAAGTTGGCTTGAAGGATTTATTAAAGATTACTGCTGGAGCAATTGCTGTAAAAGATGGTGTTCCTATTTTGGTTAGGAGCAAAGAAAAAAGGGCAATACTTTTAGTGAGAACTGAAGTAACAAGAGCTGCTAATGCAGGAGCTATGGCACATTTTAAAGAAGGAGGGATAAAGAAAATCAGGTGGGTTGCATCTTTCGGGGCAAGGACATGCCCAGAATGTGAAGAGTTAGATGGTCAGGTGTTCAGTATTGATGAACATCCAGCAATTCCTCTTCATGCTATGTGCAGATGCACAGTAGTACCTGTGACTACAGGATAAATGGCACAATTGACTGGAAGTGGAGCAGGGAATGGCACTAATTATGCAATGGTTGATAATTCTGCTGGAGATGCGATATTGACACTAATGGAAAATGTTACAGTTACTGACAGCGGAACACAAAATTCAATTATAAATAAAAATAGAGCATTTCCATATACTTTAAATTGTTCAATATGGACTAATCCCACAATTGGAGCAAGTGGAGAGACAATCCATACTGCCATATATTTAGGTGGGTCAGGGACAACTATTAAATTTGTATCAGCAGCAGTAGGTACAGGAATACATGGTGGCGAATTAATTTTATGTGCGGGTTCTTCATATTTAATAAAAACACAAAATATTGCAGCAAGAACACTAAGTCTTGATTGGAATATAAATTTACACGAGCATTGTTAAAATGGGAATTGAAACAATAAAACAAACAGGAATGAAGAAGGTACATAAGAATTTATATTTTGATTACGATACTCAGTCGTATGCATTCATCAACGGCAACGAGAGACGAGAGGTTGTTACTCAAGAAGCATATTTGATGATATACATAATTGAATTACTCAAGGAAGGACAAGATGGCGGATAAACCAAAGTGTGCCATAAAAGGATGTGAGAATGAGGCGTTGATATTGTTTGCTGGACATTGGATTTGTGGGGTATGTATGGCGAAGTATGATAAGAATTTAAAAGAACAGCAATTTAATAAGCTACAGGAGATTATAGAAAATGATTAAGATATGTCCAAGATGTCAACAAAGAATTATAATAGACCCATCCTGTGTAGATGTTCAGCATGAGTGTAATTCTGGAAATACCACATTGGATAATGAGGATGTGGTTGTGATAGGTAAATGGGAAGATGGTACTGATAGTGGAGAAAGACCTAATGCTTTACTACAAGGTACTGAGAACATATTTTTTGGAACAAGAGCTGCTATTGAAGGGGAAGATGATGAGGAGAAGACAAGAAGAGGATTAAGAAAATCAACTAGGAGAACAAGGCAGCATATTGAACACATAAATCTAAAAGGAGGTGACTAGTATGAGAAAGATAGATATAATGAATAACAGAAAAGATGAAACTTGGGAAATTGTTAATGGAAAGACTCAGAGAATTGAAAAAAAGAAAGAAGAAATAAAGATAGTAAACCCTATTGTAATAAAAAATAAGCAAGAAGACAAGAAGAGGCTGAAGAAGGTTAATAGGAAAAATAAGATAACAGATTAAATAGACTGTTTTAAAAAATAATGAAACATAGAAAAAGAACAGTGTCGGAGAAACGAAGTGAATTAGAAAAGCAGATGGATATTAATATGAATGACCTCTGCCCTTTAATCTATAGTTGCCGAGATAAGACTGATGAGTGGAGATGTTTTGGTCGATGGAGAAGATGCAAGGATTATCTCGCATATTGTAAAAAATACTCACAAACATAAAATGAAAACTTGGATTTCAGATGTATTTCCTCTTGAGAAATTAGAATGTCAGTATTTTGATATTTGTAAACATTATGATCCAAATAGATGTAGTTTTACTAGCCCCTGTGAAGTGAGGCATGATTTAAAGGGAGATTTAGAAAATTATGTTGGAGCAAATAATTTAAAAATACAAGTTCAATTGTTGATAGAAGAAGATGGAAAGAAAAAACGCATTATATAAATTAATACTATTTATTTAAAAAGTTTATTTAATTATTAGTTTTGAGATAATAGTATGGAAACTATAAAGCAAAAAAAGAATTGGCGTGTAATGGAATTTTGTGTGCCAATTAAAGAGGCAGTTCCAGTAGGAGATGATTTTGTTATTCGTGGTATTGCAATTAACGAAACTACAACTCGTAATGGAATTACTTATGTAGCTGAGGAGCTAGAAAAGGCAGCACCAAGTTTTAAGAATAAACCAATTATGGTTGACCATTCTTCAGACATTAAAGATATTGTGGGAAGAACTACAGAGAATGTTGCATTTAATTCTATTAATAAGGCGATTGAGTTTGAAGGACGAATTATGGATACTAGGATTAAAGAAATGATTAAGGATGGTAGGATTACAGATGTTAGCATTGGAGCTATGATAGAAGATTTAGTTGAAGATAAAAAAAATCATACGATGACAGCAGTTGGATTAGAAGGATTGGAACTTTCTTTGGTAGCGATACCAGGAGATCCAGGAGCTGGGTTAGCAAATGCTTTACATGAGTCATTTAAAGTTAAAGAAATGCAAATGAATGGGGCTGAAGTTGATATTGAACTAAATAAAGAAAAGGAGGACAATATGGAAGAAGCGGAAAAAGAAAAACCAGAAGAGACTACTGAGACACCAGAAGAGACTGCTGAAGCACCTGCAGAAGAAAAAGCAGCAATAACAAACGTTAATGTTGATATGAGTGCAGTTGTAGAAAGCATTAAGACTTTAGGTGAGCAAGTTGGTGCATTAACTAAGAAAGTTAATGAACAAGAAGAAACTCCAGCTCCAGCTGAGAAACCAGCGGAAGATGAGATTTCAGAAAAGCCAGTTGAAGATGAGACTACAGGTGAAGTTGGTAGTGAAGAGCCAGAAAAACCAGAAGTATCTGAAGAAAGTCTTGTATTAGAAAAAGCTGAAACTGGAAAAGGGTTCCAGATATATAGGGACTATTCTAAAGACACTGGCAAATTCAATAGATTATGCAGATAAGCTTATTATTGGTGAAAGGGGGTATAAAGTTAAATGGCAGTTAATCCGTTAGGGTATCAAAACATCACAGATGGTGGTACACCTAGGATTATAACAGGATACGCTAAAGCAGTAGTTAGTGGTGGAAACTTAGTAGGAGCATCTGGAGCAGCGGGAGTTGTTACAAGTGGAACAGCTAGTTTTGCAACCACAGACATTGAAATATTTCATTTAGTTGATATTGCAGCAGATACTATATCGCCAAATTTTGTTGGTATAGCATTACATAATGCAGAGAGTGGAGCACCAGTTTCAGTTGCTACAAGAGGTTCATTCTTACTAACAGTAAGTGGAGCTAATGTAGAAGCAGGATGGGAAGTAGGAGCTGTAGGAGAAAGCAATGTTAGTGAATTAGCAATAGCTCAATCAGGGGCATTTGGAGGCATTGGTCGAGCATGGACTTGCGGTAGTGAAGATGATTTTGTAGTTGTCGATATTCATGGTTAAGATGGGAAAAGAAATGAAATATGTTAAAGAGTTGTTACAGACTGACTTAGGAACAGAAGGTCAGCTTTTGATACCAAGGAAAATTCATGATACATTAATTGGTGAGGTTGATAAAAATCTTATTCCAAGAAGTGAAGCAGCATTGTACTTTGGTCCAAGTGACATACCAGGTTCAAGTATTGATGTAGACACAGTAGACCCTAATACAATGGATATTAGAGTTGTTGGTGAAGGGGCAGAAAGTCCAATAGACCAACCAGGTTATTCTTCATTCAATATGAAGCCGATTAAGTATGGAGTTGCAGTTAGAATTACAGCAGAAATGTTGGAAGATTCTAAATGGAATTTACTACAGCACAGCGTAATGACAGCAGGTAAGCGATTTGCAGAAAATGAGACAAATCTTATTATAGCAAATGCACTTGATAGTGCACAAAATACAGTCACTGGTGGTGCAGCTATAACAATTAGCAACATCACTACAGGAATGCAATATTTGGATGATGAAGATTACACTCCAACTACATTATTTGTGGGAATGGAAGTATTACAAGATTTGAGGAATATTGATACTTTTGTTGAAGCAAATAAGGTTGGGAATACAGATATGCTTCAGAGAGGGTTTTTAGGAACTATCTATGGGCTTAATGTAATTAAGTTTTCAACAAATGCAGCACCTTCAAGTACATATAGCAAATATGCATATATTACAGACAAGATGCATGCTTATGTGATAGCTGAAAAGCGTCCAGTTACAATTCGGAACTTCGATTTACCTGTGTATGATATGAGTGCAGCAAATATTACACAGAGGATTGTAGTTAGGTATTTAAGAGCAAAAGCTATAGCAAAAATTACTACAGCTTAAATAATAATTATTATTTTTGTTGGTTTTTATTTTTATTTTATAAAACCAACAAGTCTTCGGACTTTAAATAAAAAAAATCATACAAACATAAAAGGAGGAAATAAAAAATAATGGCAAGTAATAATAGTACAATAGACGGAATGGGCTTTGAAGAAGTTAATCAATTACCTTTAGAAAGGGATACTGGAGCAAATATAGTTTATGGTTATCATATAAGTGGAGTAGATGTTATGGCACAAGAGATTAGTGGAACAAATGTTTATGCAGATACTAATGTGGTTGCAGACAGAGTATATGGAGCTGAATTTGTTAGTGGATTATTAATTAAAGGTTCAACAATTAATAATGATGATAGTACATTAAAGTCAGTTTCAATTGGTTCAGGTACAGCAGTATATGGAGCTATAACCCAAGCAGGTTCAGGAATTTTAGCAAGCAATTCAGCATGGATTACATTTCCAACAGAGTATGCAGGACTTCCAACAGTAGCATTAACTAATAGAAGTGATTTAGATGCAGGTTTACATTTATCAGCAGGAAGTTTAAATGCAGGAAGCTTCTCTGTTGTGGGAACTAATGCAACAGATGAATTTAGCTGGATGGCGGTAGGTATTTAAAATGTTTATAGAAACTGAAAGGAGGGTGAATAAAAAATGACAGGAAGTATGACAGGACCAGACCAAGCAGGTTTAATTAGTGGGTTTTCAACAAATGTTGTGATCGGGGTAGGAAGTCCAATGGATGTAATTTTAGCAACATCAGGAACATTAATGCGAGATTACACAAATGATTATACCTATATGAATTATACGGCTAATGGTATTGGAGCTGGATCAAGTTGGATATTACTTGCTTCTGGTGCTTAATTTTTTTAATTAAAGATGGTATCAGAAAACATATTCGTTCAAACATCAGGAACTTTAATTGGAACTGGTTCAAGTACTTTGAGCATGACAATGCTAATGGTTGAATCAGGTACGGGAGGAATATTTGTCCCAATGGCAATAGGAGATTTGAAGTAAACCATTAATAAATATTAATTACAATGGGAACTTTGAATAGTATTGGCATAGGAAGTATCGTATTAAACATGGTTGAGAATGTTCCAGCCACAATTAGTGGTGCGACAATGTGGAACGTTACAGATAATGAGAGATTTAATGCTCAAACCTTAACTGGAAACACTATTAGTACGGACATTCCGGAAGCATATCAGCCTGCATTAATTAATTTAACAGCAGCAGGTGTTGTTAGATTAATGGAATTAACAGGTATTGATGCAAGAAGTATTAAAGTTGGAGATATGACGATTAGTAAAGGAGGAGGTACTAATACTGCAATAACATCAGCAAATTTAAGAGAAGATGGACTTGATAAATTAAACAATTTGGGATATGATTTCGGTTACTATAAAGCACTTGGATAATGGTATGTAAAACATATGTTGAAGCAAAAACATTTGAAGGTGTAAGAAAAAATCAAGATACATTAATTAGTGTTTTAAATCATAGTATGACTAAAATAAAAACAGATGTTTGCTGGTTAAAAAAGATACAAGGTTGGGAAGTTGCAATATTAACGGCAATTTTAACTGCAATTATAGCTATAGCAATTAAAATATGATAAATGAAAAGGAGGTATAAAAATGGTAATGTTAAAATATAAAGGAAGACATCAACCACAGGATATGTTGATTGATGTGGAAGAATCTAAAGTTAAGAATATTTTGAATAGTGGAAATTATGATATGCTAGAAAATAAATCTATTATAATCACTCCAGTTAGAAAAGAACAACCAAATATGTCTTGGAAAGAAAAAAGAATATTTGATTGGATTCAAGTAAATCATGTTCCAGTAAAATATAGTCCTAACAGAGACAGAAAGGATGATGTTCTACAAAAATTAAAAGAAGCAGGAGCAATAGATGACGATAGTAAATGATTTGCAGAATGACTTTAATGAAGCACTGAAATATGGAGTTCAACTTAGATTTAAATATTATAATCAGACAGTCATAGGAGATTATGATGATGATACTAAAATTATCCAAAGCGGAACTGATTATTGGTGCTCAGGATTAGTTCAGCCAATTAAAAGCAATCAGTATAGTTCTGAGGGGTTATTAGTTAAACAAGGAAAAGTTTTGATAGATGATAAAAAGATTTATGTAAACGGAAATGTTCAGACATCAGGATTAGGACAAATCAAAATTGGAGTTGGTAGCCCTGTGGCGAATGAATATCAAATTGTAAATGATGGTCAAGTAACTAATTGGGATATTAATGGAAGTTCAGTTTATAAAAAAATGTATGTTAGATACTTGACTAATGGGTCATTTATAGGAGAATAAAATGTTATCTGTAATTATTCCTTCTAGAAATGAAATCTTTTTACAGAAAACAATAAATGATTTATTGGTAAAAACTAAGGGAGAAATAGAAATTATAATAGTTCTAGATGGTTATTGGCCACCATCAAATGAGATAGTAAATGACGAAAGAGTTATTTATTTGCATAAAGGAATTTCTGAAGGAATGAGAGAAGCTATTAATTCTGGAATTGCTATTGCTAAAGGTGAATATATAATGAAGATTGATGGCCATTGTATGCTAGACGAAGGATTTGATTTAGAGTTAATTAAAGTCCATCAAGATAATTGGATTCAAGTTCCTACAAGAAGAAGATTAAATGCAGAAGACTGGTGTAATCACGATTGTCATAAACCTGATATTGATTATATGTATTTGTGTTTCCCTAATGACCCAAATGATAGAGGAGGTGTAGGATTGCACGGAAGAAAGTGGGACGAATTAAACAGTAATGAAAAATTAAAAGAAAATAAAATTGTAGATTTAATGTCTGCACAGGGTTCTTGTTATTTTATGAAAAGGGATTATTTTTATGAATTAGAATTATTAGATCATGAAAATTATGGACCATTCGGAAGTGAGTTTCAAGAAGTAGGATTAAAATGTTGGTTAAGTGGAGGCAGGGTTATTAGGAATAAAAATACAGCATACTATCATTTGCATAAAGGAAAGAAGTATGGTAGAGGATATTTTTTGAATAATAAAGATATGAAAAAGGCAAACGAATTTACAAACAAATGGATTATAGGAAATGCTTGGGCTAAACAAACAAAACCATTAAGTTGGTTAATTAAACATTTTTGGCCAGTGCCAGGATGGACGGAGGAACGATATGAACAACTATTCAAAGAACCCTTTAACTAATATCTCATTTTTTTATAATGAAAGAAGTGGAAGTGGGAAGATTAGAGGGGAGCAAATGGGTAAATATCTTGGAGCAAAGTTAAATCCTACTGAAGGATATGAAAATGATTTGTGCATTTATGTTAAAATACAACCACCAGAAGATTATCCAAAAAATTCTTATCTAGATATTGTTGATGGTGTAAAACGTATACCATGGATTAAGGAGCATCCAGATATGAGAGTTATTGCATGTTCTAAATGTGCTTATGAATATCTTAAAAAAGAAATTAAGAATAAAGTAATTTTAATTCCTCAGCACCATTGTAATTTTGAAAGATTAACAAAAAAGAGCGAAGGAAATAGATTTGGAGTAGTAGGCGGAAAAGGAGCGATGCAAGAAAATGTAGAATATTTATTTAATGATTTTATTTGGAAAACAGATTATAAAAATAGAGAAGATGTGATTGATACATATAAAAAAATAGATAAACAAAT